GCACCACCAACTGGACCTACTGTTGATTCATAAACAATACTTGATGTGCTGTTTTGTGTGTAAGCATTAATTAATGGATTTGTTCCAGTACGAATTGGAGTTGTTGTAAATGATTGATCAAACTCAATCCCACGCTCAAGTGCGTAACTATTAATCTTGGTATTTAATGCTGATGCCATAAAAAAAGACTACGCCATTACAGCGTAGCCATTCCTCCTGTCAATAATAGTTCTGGATTAATCCCTGAAAGGCTGTGTCCATTAATTGATGGAGTAGGCAGAGAGAAGCAGGTCCAAGTTGAGCAAAGAGTAAGGACATGGACGGCCTTAAGTTCTACCTTGACGGTAGGCTCAACTATATTTGCGATAAGTCCAACAATAAGTGGACCTGCTTCTACTCTAGCGTTCATTATGCTACTGTGATCCTTACGATACCTGTAGCATCCCAAGTAATTGTGAAATTACCGTTTGAAGATGACTGATCTGAACCAAAGTCAACATATCCAATTAGTGGACGAGTTGCGTTAGTTGCAGGTGAGGCATCGTAGATGACTGCATAACGAGCAGTAATTGTTGAAGAAGACCAAGTTGTATCATCAGCATCAAGTGTGATTACATTTGTTGCAGAGTTGTATGTATTGGTCTTGTTAGCAAGAGTGTTTCCACCTGCTGTGTATCCTGTACCAGTAACTTCGTTTGTAACAACATCATCTAGATAGTTGTGTGCATCCTGGTCTGGTGTGTAGGAGTTTGTGAGAAGAGCCACCTTGATTGTGTCTGTATCCCAGTCAATTTCCTTATTTAGTGCTTGTGATAGGAACTGTCCGTATAGTTTTGATGGCATATGGATTACGCTCCTGTCTTCTCAACGATTGCGAATGCGTCTGCATCTGCAACTGCGAATCCACGACGAACACGAGTCTTCAAGACTACGCCATCACGAGCGAATTCTGCATCACGAGAAACAACTGATTCTACTCCACCACGGACACCATTGATAAGCATCTGACGGTTACCTACGATAAGAAGTGGGTTACCTGTTGGTGTATCTGTTGCTGCTTCTGAAACTGCTGCACCGTATGAAACTACCAATGGATAACCAAATAGGCTTCCTGGTGTTCCTGCTAGTGGATCTGGTAGAACTAGGTCAGAGTTACCCTTGACCATTCCACGAATTTCCTTAAGCATCTTTGGGTGAGCCATCCATACTGTGTTTGCAGCATCAAATTTTGTTGAATCTTCAACAATACCAAGTGCATTGTTTAGATCATCGTATGACATTGCTCCACCAGTCTGGATACGATTTGTGTTCCAGTCAATTGCTGAGTAAAGTGATAGATAAGGAACAGCATCTGTACCATCTACAACTCCTGAGACTCCAAGTGTTGCGTTGTCAAACTTACGAGCAAAGCGTGAAGCCCACTCGCTCTTGTAAACTGAAAGTGTGTCAACGAGTGAATCGTTTACATCTTCTTCTGAAATGTGCATCAATTGTGCATACTTCTTTGCTGTCAATACTACTTCGTCAAGAGTTGGGTTTGATGCTGGAATCTCATCGCCTTCAGCGACTACTTCTGGTGCATCTCCAACAAAACGAGGTACTGACTTTGTACGGGAAGCCATTGCTTCACGACGGGCGAAACGCTCTACAGCAGAGTTCGCAATAAGGTCCTGGATTACAGTTGACCCTTGCTCTTCTAGGATGTAGCCGTTTGCCTCTGTTAGGTCTGTGCGACTAATTGTCATTTTTATCTCCTTTTAAGATAGGTTATTTTTATTAAGTTGTAAGTTTTGAATTGTCTAATTCATCCTATGAGCAAAGGTAATCGTCCAATCACCTAGCATAGGTCTATTATAGCATTTAATTGCTATAATTTTCCTAATATTTTAGCAGCTTGCAACTGAGTTGCACTATATTGAGTGCTAACACTTGCTTTTACTGCTGTATCTGCTTGACCACCAACACGAAGTTTAGCATCAAAGATTTCTGGCAAATCTTCTCTTAGTTGAGAAAATTGTTCGTCAAATCCTTTAACTTCAAGGTTTTCATCAAACTCTAACTTTGTCAAGTCCATAAATTTAAGAAGCCTTCTTCCATCCTTCATGCCTTGTTCAGAAATCTTTTGCAAAACTTTTTCATGTAAAAGTCTTCCACTAAACTCTGCTATCTTCTGGTCTCTGCTATTTAAGTCAATTTCAAGTTTTTCTTTCTCTTCCCTGAACTTTTTAGCATCAGTTTTAGCACGATCAAGAGCAGCAAGTACTGCTTTTGGATCATCAATAGTTACTTCTGGTGCTACATCTGTTGTTTCGTTAGTTTCCAATTTCGCCTCCCGTGGCTTCCATCATTACATTGTTGGTGTTTGTGTTTTGAGATAAACTAGTTAGTGATTCTTCAACTGCTGCTATTTCTTTTGCAACTTCTAAATCATAACCCATTTCAACAAGAACTTGCTCAAGAGATACACCTACAACTCTTTTCTTAACAGCAACTTCCCAAGCATCAATGCTATCCATGCTCTCAATGTCTTTCCATCTGATTTGAACATTTGGTTCTGTGGAGTTTTCCATTTTTAGAATAAATCTAAACATATCAGTCCAAGTTGAGCCAAAAGTAATCTGACGATCTTTTACTTTAGCAATAAGTGGTGCTTCTGCAGTTCTAAGTGATTCTCCAGAAGGAACGCTTCCAGTCTTCTCAAAGTAGTGAAGTGGAGTATTTGTAATAGAAGCCATTGCACGAACAAAGTCTTTGATTGGTTCTGTAAATACTTTGTGATCTGCTGGAGCAAATTCTCCAACCTTATCAATACCCTTTAGATACCAAAGTTCTCCTGGGCCATTCTTCAATGATTTTAAGTTTTCTGTATCTGTTGCTGTTTCATCAAAATCTTCAAATTCTGAAGAGTTTCCTGAACCACCAAGAGCATAACGCTGTGGTGCTCCTTGATAATCAACAGTAATCATGTGAGTTGACATCATCTTGTTGATTGCATCTTGTGGACCATAAGCATCAGTGTGCTCTGGTCTTCCGTATTGCTTAGATGTACGGAAATGGAATGCTGGAACTTCTCCCCATGGGTTTTCTACTACAGAAACTGGTAAGAAGCCATTAGAAGAAACAATATTGATAACTTCCCCTGGCATTATATATTTTTCAATACGATCTGCGTAATACATGTTTAGATGTGATGTTTTCTTTGTGTGATCCATAGGATCCTCTGATTGCCACAATTTTGCAGCAAATCTTTTAATGCGAGGATTCTCATCATCATAGATCATTACAGTTGTTAATGGTGAATTGTAGTCAACAGTAACATTTCCATCTACATCTGTCCAAACAATTGCGTAGCAATCGCCATAAACTAATGCACGGCGGTGAATTTCATCTGCATCAATCTGCAAATCATTCATTCTCCAGATATCATTAATCTTGTTGTTTGCTTCCTCAGTGTTTGCTGTTATATTAGCAACCTCTAAGCGATTAAGAACTGAATCTACTACAGTTCTAGCAAAGTTAAATCTAAAGTTGTTTCTAGCACTTCCTAATACCTGAAGCCAACGATTATTAGAGAAAACCTCTAAATTCGTACCCTCGTAGTATTCCTCAGCAACTAAATATGTGTTTCTTCTATCAATTATTGTATCAATAGCCTTTTTAATATCAGACATGTTGTCTCCTTAAATAATTTATTTGTTTTGTTTCTACTTTTACTGCTTTGTTATCTAAAAAGTACAAAATGCCAGAAACAACAGCATCCAATACATCCTCATGCGATACTTTTGGAAAAGACCACATTTGTTCTTCCAACACAGGAAAATGTCCAGTATGCCTTACTTTTCCTTGTTGATAAAAGTTCAAAGCCTTGCCAGCACGAATCTGCTTAGATAAATGCTGAGATTTTGAACGGTATTTGGCACTAACCTTTTTAAATACATCTTTCCAAAGGTCACCACCTTGATTTACTTCCACATAGAGAACTCCGACATCAAATTTCTCCACTAGGTATTCTACTCTATCAGAAATTTCTGACGGAGACATTTTAACTTGT